TGCAAGTGTTATCCAAGTACGATACACGAATGATTCGACTTGATATTCTGGACGCCCCAGCAAGCAGAGAGCTCGTACTGCATTTGACGATATTGGGCGTAAAGAGCGACCTCAAAAGCTATCCCAGATCGTGGATCCTGAATCATCATACGGTCAATTGCCAAGTCACCAGCAGCAGGGAGTGCTGGAGCACGAGTTGCCAAAATCAGCGATGATTTGGAGAACGCAATGTTACCAGTGTAAGCATTACCGATAGTCATTGCAGTAGCGGAAGTATCGATTGCAACTTCCAGACCTGGAGCTGCTAGAGTGATTGGACCAGCAGCAGCAGCACCAGTAGCTACGACATACTTGTTGGTATCACCAGCAAAGGTAACGACGTCGCCGGCGAGCACAGTACCAGTACCAGTGATCAACGTGATGACCGTTGCACCGACAGCATAGCCAGCAGTGTCAGTCGTGTACGAAGCACCAGTACCTTTGGCGTTAGAAGTAACACCTGCTGATTCATGCACAGAGAAACCATGCAGGTTCAACAGTTCACCGTCACGCAACGTCATATCAGTACCAGCTTGGTTAACATTCGTTAATTGTGTCAACGAACGCATGGATGCACCAGCACTGGTATTAATAACTAATGCGCGATCCCCCATTGGGCAACCATTATCGTCCAAGATCTTGCGAGCTTGAGCAGCAGCGGACAAGTCCGAAGCAAATGGTGTAATACCAGCAGTACCGTAAGCCCGTGAAGCGCCAACACGAACTGCATTTGCCAAGTCTGCTTCCATCATGTTGACTAAAGTGCGCATTGCTTGCTGGATTTGAGCATTACGGATAGCACCAGCGCCCGCACCGTTGTTATTCAAGCCCAATTCTTCTTCACCGTTCCAACGGAAAGGAACCCGTTTTGCTTTGGTGATGGTAAGCGACACGTTACCAATGGTTTGATCACCATCATTAGGAGGTGTAACTCCAGGAGTAATGTCTGTTGCCGCAGCAGCAGGGCTCTTGAACGCATAAACCACTTGACCAACAGCAGCGCGTTCAGTAGTGGCATCCAAAGTAGCGCAAGGAATGCAACCAATCAGTTCGCGGGACACAACGTCCAACGAGGAGTACAGCGACGGGATAAGAGCGGTCAGACCAGAATTCGACATGATTAATCCTTAATTTTATTACACAATTTTGATGCCATTTTTAAGAATATTCTGTTTATCTGTACCAGACAATTTCTCAAAAACAGCGCGAGTTACTGTTTTGCCGAAGCCTGCACCCGCCTCACGGACACCTGCTACACCACTTCCGGACGTACCGTTCGGGAACCAATGTGGCCTTAGTTCTTTTTGTTGCTCCATCCATTCGCCAGGACTAAATGGATTAACTCCATCTTTCCCAGCTACCGGAATTCCATTGGAATCCAGTTGTACAGCGTTGCCTTCGGCATCCAACGTAAAAATCCTTCGTGCATGAAGCAGTGCGTCTTCAACGGCTGCTTTATGCAATTCACCTGCTACAGTGCGAATTTGGTTATCCAAAACACGGTCACGATACTGGTCTGCACGTTTCTGCTCAAGCTTGGTAGCTTCTTGAGCAGCTTTCAACGCAAGGTCATGTGCAGCTTTTTGACGACTCGTGTACTTATCAATCAGTTCATTCTTTTTACCAGAAGCGAGAAGTTGTGCATCTTCGTCTCCATCAATACGGTCTTTCAATGCCTTGAGCGCTTCAGCATCAAGACCATCGAATTGTTTAGCGCGATCCTTGGCTTTAACAACTTCGCCAAGCAACTCTGAATTCTTTTTCTTCAAACCTTCCGTAGCTGCTTCCACCGCTGCGTTAATCTGTTTTTGCAGATCCGCTGCTTGTGCTGCCTGAGCTGCCTGAGCTGCCTGAGATGCTGCTGCTTGGGCTGCTGCAATTGCCGCTGGATCATCTTCTGTGACAAACAACATTGAGACTGTGCGTGTGTTACTATAGTTTTTAGAAATAGACATTTGAATTCCCTTTGGGAGATTGATAGTATGCAGCCTGGCTGCGCGTGACGACTAC